CGGTACACTCAAAACTCCTGTGTCCAAAAAGTCCGTGTTTAGTTGCGTTACGGTTGTTTGCCCTTCTTCCTCGACGTACGGATTGATAGTTATTTCATTAATGATAAGATTAGGAATATATTTTTCCACATTATCTTTAATGTCCGATTTGATTGATTCGAATGTTGGTGAATCCATAGGTTCAAAAATAAATTCAAATATTCTTGTACCGAAATCAGGTAAGTAATATCTTGAACCTTTTCTTGTTAAAATTAGATGTATTAAATTACTTCTTATTTCACGATTTGCATCCTCTGATAAGGAAAGATACTTTCCTTGAAGACTGTCCTGAAAAGGGAAATTGATACCGTATGTTTTGCCGTTAGCCATATCCCATAAATATATTCCTGATATTTTTTTTAGAAATAAAAAAACCCATCGGTTAGATGGGTTTATTAATGAAATGAAGATTCGTTTTATCCTTCACAAGCCACACACTGTAAGTCATTCAGATTAAGTTTCTTTCTTGCGAAAGCTTGAGCAGAATTCATCGAGTGTTGATAGTACAATGTTTTGACACCCAACTGCCAAGCGTCAATCAATAACTTGTTAACATCTTTTGTTGGCATATCAGGAGATATCATCAAATTCAGGGACTGTGACTGATCGATGTAGTCTTGACGTACAGCCGCTTGGTTGATGATAGAGGATTGGTTAATTTCAGCAAAAGTTCTGAAAACGTCTTTCTGTTCGTCAGTCAAAAATTCTAAGTGTTGAACTGATCCATCATGTTTTTTAATACTGTCCCAAGTCGCCTTATTGTCCTTTTTAAGTTCCGCCAGTAAATTTTTGAGAACAGGGTTTTTAATGGTAACTTTCAACTTAGCAACGTCCTTTACGTAACAATTGGACCATATAGGTTCGATTGATTGAGAGACTTGCCCCAAAATAAAAGCAGATGAAGTAGTAGGTGCGATCGCATTTAGGGTTACATTTCTTCTACCATAACCAACAAGAGTCTCGGGTTCTCCGAATATTTTTGCCAATTCCTCAGATGCTTTGTAAGACTTTTCTTTTATGTTTTTGAAAACCTCAACATTTAGTCTTGCAGTTTCACGAGTATCAAATGGAAGGTTCTTTGCTTGTAGTAGAGAATGCCATCCTAAAACACCCAAACCAAGTGCTCTTTGTCTTTTTGCAAAATTGTACGCTCTTTCGAGATAGAAAAACGCTCTTTGTCCTTCCACGGTTGCATTGTTTCTTAACTCATCTATTTTTTCGATAAATTCTGTTACAACCGCATCCAAAAAATAAACCATGACTTCTACCGCGTCGGTGTCTTTCCATTCATCATAATGAAGTAGGTTCATCGATGATAAAACACAAACAAAAGATTCGTCCTCTGAGTTGTGAAGTGCAATTTCAGAACAAAGATTCGAGTTGTAAATTTTCATGTTTTTTTCTTTGTATACCTCAGGTGCTTTGTTATTCATAGTATCGGAAAACATAATATAAGGATATCCTATCTCACCACGTCTTTGAATTACTTGAGCCCACACCGCTCTTTTTTCTTTGTCACCAGCAATCATTTCTTCCATGAATTTGTCAGTAACAGTTACTGCGTGAGTCAAATCTTGAATAGGGAAACCTTCCGTACCTATTTTCAAGAATTCCATGATGTCAGGATGTTCCGCAGGTAGATATGGTGAAAATCTTCCTCTACGAGTAGATCCCTGTGATATGTTATCAACCACACTTTGGAACAAGTTCATGAAGTGTACGGAACCTGGAGCGTGTCCGTTGTCTGTAATAGGAGCTCCTCTACCTCTGATATTACCGAAGTATCCAGATGTTCCTCCACCCATTTTACTCATTTCACCTACCTCAGCTTGAGTGTACAAAATTGATTCAATGTTGTCTCCAACGTTCGAACCAAAACAACTAACAGGAAGTCCCCTTTTTTTGCCAAAGTTAGCCCATACAGGTGAAGAAAGAGAATACCAACCTTTACTCATGTAATCGTAGAACTTTTCTGCGAAACCCGGCATCCCCAACAACTTCTCAGCGTGGTTAGCAATAATTTTAACTCTCTCTAAAGGTTCTTCACCCTCACTCAAATATCCTCTACGGAGGAAGGTAATTGATTCTTCATTAATCCAATCAAATGGTTCTCTATTGTTCATATAATATTATAATTTTTTTTGTTCTTAAAATAAATCGTTCAACGTGATCGATTTTTGTTTTTTGCTGTAATTGATACTTCTCTTATAAAAGAAGTCCGTATGTTTTGTTGTAAGAATTTCATCATCAAACCATTCTGTAGTTTCCAATAATACTTGATTAACCTCAAATACATTGTCAATTCCGATGGAATTAAGCGACAAGTTAAATCTATGTTTAATGAATTCTAAAGTTTGTGCCTTTGATAAAAAGTCCATGTCACCTTTTTCAAAAATCCAATTCACAATTTCTTGTTCAGCTTCGTAAGCCTCTATTGTAGTGTCTTTGATGTCCTCAATCAATTCAGGTGTCCACCAAGTTGGGTTTTCTTTTTTAATTAAATTAACCAAATCAAAACCGAACTCAGCATGAATGTTTTCTTCTTTTGAAGTCGCCTCTACCGCGTTACTCATACCTTTCAATAAATTTTTGTGTTTATTAAATGATAGGATAATGAGGAATTGAGAAAACAAAGAAACATTTTCTACAAACATTGAGAACAAAATAATAGACTCAAAGTAATCCTGATTTTCAATACTTCTTGAATTAGATATGGATTTTTCAAGATATTTGATTCTTCTACGAATTGCAGGTACTTCCATAAGATTTTCGAATTGTTCGTTCAAACCTAAAACTTGAATCAAATTGGAATATGCATCTGCGTGTCTAACTTCAGATTCAGCAAAAGTAGCACCAACGCTACCAATTTCTGGTTTTGGCATTTTTTTGTAAATGTCTCCCCAAAAAGTTTTAACCGCAATTTCTATTTGTGAAATCGCCAACATTGCTCTTTCAACTGCCGTACGTTCTTTATCAGATAGGTGAACTTTGAAGTCTTGAATGTCCGAAGTAAAATTAAACTCCGTGTGAACCCAATATGAATGCCTGATAGCATCTACGTATTCAACTAGTTCAGGATATTCATAGGGTTTCAAATTAACCCTTTTTGCAAAAATATTAGGTCTACTTTTAGAACGGTAAATTATATACTCCTTTGCCACGTCATTCAATCCATTATCCATAAGTTTATTCTCCACCATGTCATGAATTTCATCCACGTGTGGTATATGTAGTTTATCTTCTCTGAAAAGACTCTTTTTAGTTAAACGTGCAATTTTTTCAGCCATTTCTTCGTCTACATGTCCGACGCTTTGCATAGCTTTCATTACAGCTCTTTTGATTTTTTCAGGTTCGAATAAAACTTTGTCACCGCTTCTTTTTATTACGAAACGAGTTTCTTTAAGTGACATACTTATGTTGTTTTCCATATCTAAATTTTGTTTTGGGGTTTTTATTGAATTCAAACTCTTTGGGGTTGTCTTTTTTCCATGAGTTCACGAATTCTGTTGCGATTTCTTTCTTCCTTTTGCTCTTCAAGTCCAAGGAAGGTTACACTAGACTCTGTATCTATTTCCAAGTATTCATTATCAAACTTGCAGTTTTCAAACACTATACCATCTTTTCCAACTCGGGATTTTGTAATGGCAATTGTTGCCAAGTTCATTTCTTTTTGTTGTAAAGATTTAGCTATTGATATAATAACGTGTCCTACTTGCGCTTTTTTGATTGAACCACCCATCTGGTCAGTTGTTACAACTTCACTTGAGATGGATGAACGGTTTCCTTGAGTTGCTGTCCATCCTGCGATATCCAATTCATGACACATAGCCTCGAAATGTCTCATTACAGAACCTTCAGCTTTCCATTCGTCGGAGTCTTTACCCCCACCTGCACCACTTGGTAATACACAATCAATATAATCTAAAACGATTACATCGATTTTGGTTCCCTCAGCAATTATTTTTCGTATTTGATTTTTCAATTGACTGATTGTAACAGTATCAGATGGTAGTTTTTTCAAAGTAAGACTGTTAGTAGTATTTTCTTTGATTTCTGCGACTTTAGCCATTACATCTTCCCTTCGTGATGATAAATCATCGGGTTTGATTTTTGTCCAAAGAGTGAAATGTTTTCTCTGAATAATTTTTGGATTATCTTCGAAAAAAATTTGGAGTACGTTATATCCCAAGTTGAATGCGTTGTTCGCAATTTTGGTAAGAACTGTTGTTTTACCAACACCTGTGGGTGCAAGTATTACACCAATTTCACCTTTTGCAAGTCCACCTTTCATGAGGTTATCAATACCAGGTATACCCATTGGTATTGGATGTCGGAAATCGTCCATCAACACCTCATCCAAATTCGAAAATACTGTTCCTGTACCTTGATCGACTTCACCAATTTGTAAAGCTTCTCTCACCATTTCCTCAATATCATCATAAGATTCAAAATCACCTTTGTCGATTATTTTTTGAGCCTTTGACATTACTTTCTGTAGTTCTTGTTGTTTACAGAATTTCAAGGATTTTGTTTGAACAAACTCAGCACCTTCGATTGAAGATGTTTTTATCTCTTCAATCATATCCATAACCATCTTACGAGACATGTCATTAGAAATTTCACTTTTCGCAAGCTGCTCTAAAGTATTGAAGGAGGGTGAATGTTCAAACTTGACAAAATATTCCTTAATCATTTGCATAACGATTTTGAAATATTGATTGTCAAAGTACTTTGGATC